AATCTTTTCGTTTTCAGCGTAGACTGTTAAGTGAATTGGCTTACGTTGTTTTTTAAATGGTTTGGGCTTTACCCCAGCGTTCTTTCTTGCTCCTCCTTGTTTCATGTTTATTTTGTTTTTAAGTTGTTAGATTTTATAATAGCTTAATATGTGTTCAATAATTGGTAAAGTCCATCCATCGCCTAATAATGATTGTGCTTTATCTTCATTTAAAACATCACAATAATCATCGGGAAATCCCTGTAATCTGCACATTTCTGTTTTGTTTACTGTTCTCATCAATCCGTTGTCTAAATGAATTACAATAACTCCAAACTTTTCTCGTGTTTTTAGAAACCTTTGAGCATTATCTGAAAATTCATCTGTGTAGCAAAAACTTCGTCTTTCAAGTAATGTTTGTGCCTTTTCTCTTTTAGTAAATCCATCAGTTAAAATATCTTGTAATAGTATTTTTTTGTCTTTTGGTTCTGGTATATCTGTTACAATATCGAACATAGTATTTTTTACTCTTATATTACTCCAATAATACCTATCTCTCAAATGTGCAGTTAATAAACTACTATTTATTCTTGATGGATAAACACCTAATGCTCTACTCATTATTCCAATATCTTTTTTAGATGCAGAACCTACATTTTCTTGCAAAAAATTTACATTAGGATTTAATGATTTACAATAATTTAGTATCTCAACAAAAGTAAAAAACAAACTACTTTTATCTCCATTTAAACCTGCTCCTTTACCAATACTGCTTAAATCTTGGCAAGGGCTACCACTTCCAATGAAATCAATACTGCTCCAATCAATATCCCATTCTCGCCAATTTCTAATATCCCCAACTTGTATTACATCAGGAAAATGATGTTGTTGTAGTTTAATAGCGTATGGTTTTATCTCACTTGAGTAATAGTTGTTTATTTCTATACCTAAATTATGTAACGCTTGTCTTAATGTTCCCATTCCATTAAATAAAGATACAACGTTTATAGATTTCATGCCACAAATATAAACCTTTTATTTTGAATAAATCAACATATTAAATTGTTAAAATATGTTAAATTATAATTTAGTTATTTGAATTAATCAAAAAGAATGATGTATATTTGCATATAATTAAAAACTAAACAATATGAAAGAAACAACTTTTAACACGATCAACCTAACTACTTTTATACTAATTGTAGTTATTTATTTAATCAACTTAATAAACTAAACAACATGAGAAAATTTACATCAGATTACATTTACGGCGTTATTGATACTTATATTATAGCATCAGAAACTAAGCCCGATATAAACTACGCTTTTATGGTACACGTGTACGATGAGTTTGGCTATGCAGTAGTTACATTTACATATGGTGGCGATAAGGAATGGTGGTTTAAATTAGTAAAAGGCGAACCACTTATAAAGCTAACTAAATACGTTGAAGAATCATTAGAGATAATTAATAACCAATAAAACCAAAAACAAATGACAATTGAAATCAAAGGAACAGTAAAGGTCCTAAACCAAACCGAGCAAGTTACGGACAAATTTGCCAAAAAAGAAGTAGTGGTAACCATTGACCAGGACAGCAAGTATCCGCAAGATATAAGCATCCAAGCTATTAACGATAAGATAAGCCTATTAGATAGCGTTGAGGTAGGTGATAGCGTTACAATCGTGGCCAACTTAAATGGCAAAGAGGCCAAAGGTCGCTACTACAATTCACTAACAATTTTTAAATTAACTAAAGAACAATTCTAAACTAAACAAAATGACAGAACTAATCAAAATCCAAAACGAATTAAAAGTACCTAAAGGCAACTTAAACAAATTCGGTAATTACAAGTATAGAAGTGCAGAAGATATTTTAGAGGCGGTTAAACCGATTCTATTTAAGCATGGTGCATTATTAACCCTAACTGATAGCATAGAGGCTATTGGTAGTAAACTATTCTTAAAATCAATTGCATCTATTTCAATTGGCGAATCAAATGTATTTGTTACTGGCTTTGCTGAACTTTCAGAACACAAAGGAATGAGTGCTGAACAGACTACTGGCACAGCATCGAGTTATGCTCGTAAATATGCTTTAAATGGTTTATTCTTAATTGATGAAACAGAACAGGATGCTGATAACGATAATAAGAAAGTTGAAGTAAAGCCAATGACTGAGCCACCTAAACACTTTTCAGCAACCGCAACCGAGTTACCACCGCTATCTGATAAGGCATTTTTAGCTATGTTAGATGCTATTGCTAAAGGTGATAAGGATAAGGTAAAAGCTGCAATGACTAAATACACTTTACTTAAACCACAATTAGACGAATTAACTAAACTTTTAAACTAAATAATATGAAAATTACAAGAATATTACAACCAGCAGTAACAGAGGAAATAGAAATAACATTCCCTTTTTACAGAGTTCAACATGATAGATTTTACTATTATGCAATAGATAAGGATAATGTTATTTCGGTAACAGCAAATGGTGATTACCCTCAAATCCAATGCCTAATGTTAGTTGAAGGTAATGTATTCCACAAAGAAAGTGATTACACAACTAAAGAAGAATTTGACATTAGATTTAACCAAGCAATTGAAGTATTAACTAACTTAAAAAACAAATAACCATGAACTTATACAATATCAATACGGAATTATTAAATTTAGTAAACCAAGTAACTGAATTAGATGGAGAAGTAACCCCCGAATTAGGGGATGCTTTACAAATTAATGAAGCAGAATTTGAAGTTAAAGCACCTCAGTATGGACATGTAATTATTTCCAAAGATTATACAATTGAAATGCTCAAAGCGGAAAAGGAACGAATTGACAAATACCTGCAGCGAGAAATTAAAAGCAGGGATTATTTAAAACGTGTTTTATTAGCTTCTATGCAGATGAGGGATATAACTAAAATTAATAACCTTTCACTTAAAATTTCAATTCGTGAATCTTCTGCGGTTGATGTATTAAATATTGCTCAGTTAGACGAAAAGTTTTTAAATAAAAAAGAAACTATAACACCCGATAAAGTTGGAATTAAAAAAGCGATTGAGCAAGGCGAAGTAGTTGAGGGGGCGGTACTGGTTACTAACTTTAATCTGCAAATTAAGTAATGCTAACCATAACAAACGAATGTAATATGCAACTAATGGCTAGATATGAAGATAATCACTTCGACCTAGCTATTGTTGACCCGCCTTATGGGATAAATATGGGAATGGGACATAAGGGAAGTGAAAAAAGAGGAGATAAAAACAAATATAAAACATTTGCAGGTAATGATAATTCAATACCTAATAAACAATATTTTACCGAATTAATGCGAGTTTCAAAAAATCAAATTATTTGGGGTGCAAATTATATGACTGAATTTTTAGAACCAAAAGCAAGTTGGATTATTTGGGATAAAAAACAACCTGAAAACTTTAGTATGGCAATGGCAGAATTGGCTTGGAGTTCTTTTGGAAGTCCTATGAAAATTTATCAAAAACGTGTAATTGGTGCAGATGATGTTCGTCTACACCCTACACAAAAACCAGTAGCTTTATACAAATGGATTTTAGACAAATACGCTAAACCAAACGACAAAATACTCGATACACATTTAGGTAGCGGCTCAATTGCAATAGCTTGCCACGATTACGAATTTGACCTTACAGCGTGCGAACTTGACAAAGAATATTACGACAAAGCAATGCAAAGAATACAAAACCATATTTCTCAAACTAAATTAGCCTTAAAGTAAATTAAGAGCCTCGAATAAAATCGGGGCTTTTTTTGGTAGTTTAAATATTATTTACTATATTTGCAAACGTTGTGTGGTAGCAACATTGAAAAATATTACTTTAGAACCTTCATTCTGCGAGAACTACCACCTCAAAGTTTGAAGGTTTCTTATTTTAAAAACATTCTATGATCTCTATTTTTAAAAATTCAAAAGCAAAAGTTAGCGAACGCAACTTGTCAGAACTTAGTTATTTCGATGGGGTTAAAACCGGCCAATGGCAAGATGAGGTTTTAGCATACAGAAACGGGAAACTTGAGAAAACTAGTTTAACAGCTATTACACCGAGTGGTATTTTTAATGAAAGAAAATCCCAATTAATTAAACAGCATTCAGGCTTCATTTGTTTGGACATTGATGCTAAGGACCAAATAGCTGAAATTGATATTGAGCAAATAAAAGAGGACCAATATACATACGCTGTTCATAAATCAGTTGGCGGTTATGGTTATTGTGTATTTATTAAGATTGTAGGTGAAAAGCACTTGGAATCATTTTTAGGACTTGAAAACTATTACTTTGTTAATTTTTCAATTGTTATAGATAAATCTTGTAAAGATACTTCACGTTTAAGGTATGTAAGTTATGATCCTGATTTATTTACAAATGATAAGGCAAAAGTATTTAAGAAATATTTAAAGAAAGCTGATGTAAAACAGAAGCAAGTTAAACAGATTGTTGTTAAATCTGACTTTGATGAAATGGTAAATAAGGCTTCAAATATGAATTTATTTGATAGCTATGATGATTATATTATGTTGGCATTTGCTTTGGTTTCTGAATTTAATGAATCCGGCCGGACCTACTTTCATTCACTTTGTTCATCAAGTTCAAAGTATGATCAACAAAAAGCGGATAAAGATTATACCACAGCTTTAAAAAGAAATGAAAGTGGAATAACAATAGCAAGTGTTTACTACAAATTTAAAGAGGCCGGTATTAATTTAACATCTGAAAGAACCGAGCAAATAAAGGCAATTGTTAAATTATCTGATAATCCAACAGCAACACTAAAGGAATTAAATATTGAAGATAGCGAGGGCCTTGTTGAAAAGCTTAAAGTAGAATCAGGTTCTAAAACTGATATAGATTTAATTGTGGACCTTATTAAAATGACTAAAGTTAGGTTTAACGAAATAACAAGGAACTTTGAATTTGGCCAAGAAGAAATGACTGATCGTATTTTAGCTAAGTTTTATACTCAAGTTTGGACCAAGATAGATGAAAATATAAGTAAGGATAAGATTTTTACACTTATTCAGAACAAAGATAATACAGAAAATTATAATCCTATCTTAAACTGGTTTAAGGAAAATGAAAATTTACCTACAAATAATGAATTTAAAAAGTTAATTAATTGTTTTGAAGTTGAACATTCAATGATGATAGAAAATAAAGAAACTATTATTTCAGATTATTTAGAATTATTCTTAAAAAAGTGGTTACTTGGTTTAATTGGTTCGGCTCATGGTACTTATTCACTTATGATATTAGTACTAAGTGGTGAACAGGGAATAAAGAAAACTGAATTTTTTCGAAACCTTTTACCTCAAAAATTACGCTGGTCCTATTCTGAATCAAACTTGGATGAGGGAAAAGATAGTGAGATTTTAATGACTAAGAAATGGCTAATCATTGATGATGAGTTTGGAGGCAAGTCAAAAAAGGATGCTACAAAATTAAAACGGTTATCTTCTCAGCAAAGGTTTTCAATAAGGATGCCATATGGCCGAGTTAGTGAGGACCTAAATAGATTGGCTGTACTTGGTGGAACTTCAAATGATAGTGAGGTAATTAATGATCCAACAGGTAACAGAAGGATAATTCCGGTTAATATGATATCATTTGATATTGATAGTTATTTGGCTATTGATAAGGATAAGTTATTTATTGAACTTTATAATGAGTGGAAAAAAGATAAAACCGGATGGTTTTTAACTAAGAATGAGGTAAAAATGTTAAATAACACTACTACTAGTAATACAGAAGTAATGGCAGAGGTTGAGATTCTGCAAAAACATTTAGATAAATGTATTTATACTCAGCTAACAAATACAGATATAAAATTAGCAATTGAAAAAATTTACCCAAGTTTTAGGACCAACACCAAAAGAATAGGCCAAGCTTTAAAAATTTGTGGCTTTGAACAGAAAATGGTCTTAACTGGAAATAAAATGAAAAGGGTTTATTCTTGTCAATTAATTAATGTGTAAATATCGTTTCAATGTTTTCAATGCTTTCAGCCATAGCTATACACATTTACAGATGTTTTTTCATTTGTAAGAGTTGTAACGTAAAGAAAATATATTGCGTGTGCGTGTGTGTGGGTGCGTGTAAGGTTTAGAAATATATAAATAATCTGTAAATGTGTAAATAATGCCTTGAAAGGGCTATAAAAATTGAAATAAATTTTACAGATGAGCAAAAAAACATCTGTAAAAATCTGTAAAAATCTGTAAATAATGCTAAGAAATTACCAACTTATGGCAATCCAAGCCATCGAAAATAATAAAAGTAAAAATGTTTTACTTCAAATGCCTACCGGCAGCGGAAAAACATTCACTTTTTGTGAAGCGGCTAAAAGACATTTTGCTGAAAATAGAACTAAAGTATTGATCTTAGTACATAGGACCGAACTTTTACAACAGGCTTATAATTCACTTGGAGAAAGAACATTTAAAATTGAAAAGGGAATTAAGCAAATACCACATGATTTTGATTTTTATGTAGGTATGGTAGAAACTTTGTCAAGAAGGTTGGCCTTACTTCCTGAGTTTGGACTTGTTATAATAGATGAGTGTCATATTGGAAACTTTAAGAAAACACCATTTTTCCATAAGGCCCACACAAAAGTAATAGGAGTAACAGCTACACCGGTGGCCGAAACACCTTTAAGTTTGCATTATAACGATATGATTATGCCAATTTCTGTATCTGAATTAATTGAAAATAAATATTTAGTTAATTGCGAGGTTTTTGGCTTCGCCTCGGATTTAGTTTCGAAACAAAACTTTAAAACAATCAGAGGGGAATTTGACGAAAAGCAAATGGAGGACTTTTATTCTTCTGAAAAAATGGTGAAGAATGTTATTGAAGCTTATTGGAAAAAGTTACCGGGCCAAAAGACTTTAATATTTAATGTAAACATAAATCATAACGAAGCTGTTTATTTAGCTTTTAAAAAGGAAGGTTTAAATGTTTATCAAATAACTGGAGAAACACCTGACTGGGAAAGAAAAGAAGTGTTGAAGCGGTTTAAAACAGAAAATGATGCTATCATTTGTAACGTTGGAGTTTTAACGACCGGATTTGATGAGCCAAGTGTTAAGGCAATCGTTTTAAATAGGGCTACAAAATCACTTGCTTTATATTTGCAAATGATTGGCAGAGGTTCAAGATTATTTGAAGGTAAGGAAAAGTTTACTGTTATTGATCTTGGTAAAAATACAACAAGACATGGTTTTTATGATGACTTTTTTGATTGGAAAACATTTTTTCTTCATGGAACTAAAAAGGAAAAATCCAATAAAGAATCAGCAATGCCAATTAAGGAATGTCCTTCATGCGGATATACTTTACACACTCGAATAGTTGAGTGTCCAAATTGCAACCATAGCTTTGAGGAAGAAAGAAAAAAGCAAATGAAACAAGAAAAGGAACAGGAACTTTTTTTACTAACAAGAAATAACCCAATAAAAATACCAAGCCAAAAGCTATACGAATTAGCGGCTGAGAGAGGTTGGAAACCTTATGCAGTGCTTCACAGGATAGCGTCCCACATAGTTGATTATGAAATAAAATACGAGCCAATTGTTACAAGGGATTATTCCAACTCAAAGGGCCTTGAGGAATTAGATATTTGGTGCAAAAAATATAACATTAAAAATAATAAATGGCACAAAGATTTGATAATTAACCACATAAAAACAAAATATGAAACAGAAAAAGGAATCCAAAATACAGCAGGAAATAGTGATTTGGTACAGGAACAACAATCTGAATACTAACAACGTTATTTTTTCAGTACCTAATGAAGGTAAATCAGCTACTGAGCAAATGTATAAAAAAGCAACTGGTATGTTATCAGGTGTTAGTGATTTGATTGTAATTGAACATGGCCGGATATTATTTATTGAGTGCAAAGACGAAACAGGTAAACAAAGAGAAAACCAAATTACATTCCAAAAAAAAGTTGAGGCCAATGGTTACGAATATCATTTAATTAGATCATTGGATGAATTTAAGGAGTTGACACATTTTAACAACGTATTGAAATAAATTGTATATTTGTTCATGGATTCATACGAAATGCAATATTTTTGGAAGTAACTAATGGTAAACTTCAACTCAATTTACACTGATGTTGATTATAAAGCTTACTGCAAAAGGCTTTACAACAATCGGTATCTTTGGGAAGACCTGCTCCAGGAGTTTTACATCAAAATATTTAATTGCAAAAAAAAATTTATTGATGAAACCGAATTAAAGAAATATTGCTTTGTTGTTATTAGAAACCTATTTTATCAAAGAGAGCGTAAAAACTCAAACTTAAAAGAAATAGCAAATGATAACGAATTAACTGATATTGAAGATGAAACAACTGAATATAATGAACTGCCCGATTTGATTAGCAAACACCCTACATTGGGAATTGATAACGTAAAAAAATATTGTTACGAAAATAAAATAAGTTACACCGCTATGAAGGTCAAAAATCATAGGATTAAAAAACAATTAAAAATAGAATATGCAAACATTATTAAACCATAAAGAATTTATACAGGGATTGAAACTAGGCAACTGCCCAAGTCCTGACAATCATACACTAATCGAAGTTATTAAGTTAGCCGATAATGCCGGTATTAAAGAAAATTGGGTATGCACTTGTGATGCTAATTTCAAAAACTTAGTTAATCGTTTATTCGATTACTGCGAGGCTAATGTTTGGAACGAAAAACCAATAGCAAAGAAAACTAAAAATGCTGCAACCAAATAATATCGGTTATAGGTTAAGCCTAAGTATGATGCATTTCATATTTTATGAACACGCATTATACAAAAGTAAAATATTAAAAGAAACAATTAAAATAGGATTAAACTGATGAAGATAGAAAAAATAGCAATAAACAAAATTAAACTCAATCCAAACAATCCTCGTTTGATTAAGGATGACAAGTTTGCTAAATTAGTTCAGTCAATAAAAGACTTTCCTGAGATGTTAGAAATACGACCAATTGTGGTAAATGATGACATGATTATTTTGGGCGGTAATATGCGTTTTAAAGCGTGCAAAGAAGCTGGGTTAAAGGAAGTGTCGATTATAAAAGTAAGTGGCTTATCTGAGGAGAAACAGAGGGAATTTTTGATTAAAGACAATGTTAGCGGTGGCGAATGGGATTGGCAATTATTAAATGATTGGGATGCTTTGGAATTGGAAAGTTGGGGATTAGATTTGCCCGCTGAATTTGTTACTGAGTTGGAAGCTGAGGAGGATAATTTTGAAACACCCGAAGGAGGTATTGAAACGGATATTGTTTTGGGTGATTTGTTTGAGATTGGAGAGCATAGATTGCTTTGTGGCGATAGTACAGATAGTGATGCGGTTGCAAAGCTAATGAATGGACAAAAGGCTGATATGGTATTTACAGACCCGCCTTATGGGGTTAGCGCAAGCGGTGGACGCTCACAAACAGTTGAAAGGGATAATATAACTAAAATTGCAAACGATGATTTACGCGGTGGCGAACTTCAACAATTTATAAGTGATGCACTTTCAATAATGCCAATAAAAGAATCAGGGAGTTTTTATGTTTGCTACGATCAAAAAACACAAGTCGAATTTATTAGTGCAATTAAAGAAAACAACTGGAACTTCAAACGCACTTTGATTTGGAATAAAAATGTTTTTGGATTAAGTGGCAAAAAAGGTTACAGACCAAAATACGAGCTTATTGCTTTTGGTTGTATTGGTGAAGATTATAAATGGTTTGGTGATAATGCGCAAGCAGATGTAATTGATGTTGCAAGACCAAGAGAAAGAGAAGGAAACCACCCAACACCAAAACCAATTGAACTAATTGAAATTGCATTAAAAAACAGTAGTGAAGAAGGAAACTTAATTACAGATTCTTTTCTTGGTTCTGGAAGCACAATGGTAGCATCACACCAACTTAAACGCAAATGTTACGGGATGGAACTTGACCCTAAGTACTGCCAAGTTATAATTGACAGAATGATTAAACTTGAACCAACTATTAAGATTAAAAGAAACGGAATAGATTATGCCAAGTAGCGACGGACACAAAAACTTAATACCTTATACAAAGGGGCAAACAGGCAACCCAAACGGCAGACCTCGTAAATTCGTTTGCCAATTAAAAGATATGGGTTATAACAAACAGGATATAAACCAAACCATTGAGAACATGATGGCTATGACTTTAAACGAGTTAGCCGATATATTCAAAGATGAACACGCTACTATCTTAGAACGTACTATTGCAAACGCTATGCGTAAAAGTTTAGAGAAAGGAACTTTGTACAGCCTTGAAACTTTAATCAGTAGGGTGCATGGAGTACCGAGCCAAACGATTAACCAATTAATTACCGAGAAACCTATATTTAACGGAATAGATATTAATGTTACAACGAACGACAGCCCAAGCGAAAATATCTAAACTCAATAAACGAGTAAGGATAGTAAGGGGTGGAACTTCTGCAAGTAAAACATTTACAATAGTTCCTTTCTTAATTGACTATGCTGTTAAAAATCCACTTGCTGAAATATCAATAGTTGCTGAAACCATACCACATTTAAAGAGGGGTGCATTACGTGACTTTCTTAAAATTATGGACATGATAGGAATGTATGAGCCTGAGAACTTCAACAAGTCTAGTTTGGTTTACACGTTTAGCAATGGTGCTTATATCGAATTCTTTAGTGCCGATGCTGAAAGTAAATTAAGAGGGGCCAGGAGAGATGTGTTATTTGTTAATGAGTGCAATAACATAACCTGGGAAGCCTATTACCAACTGGCTATTAGAACACGTCGCTTTATTTATTTAGATTATAACCCTGTTAGTGAATTTTGGGTGGATACCGAATTGATTAACGATAGTGATACGGACTTTGTTGTTTTAACTTACAAAGATAACGAAGCACTTGACCTATCAATTATTAAAGAAATTGAGAAAGCAAAGGACAAAGCACTAACATCAACTTACTGGGCTAATTGGTGGAACGTTTATGGTTTGGGGAATATCGGTTCTTTGCAAGGTACTGTCTTTGAAAATTGGGTGCAATGTGATAGCGTTCCAAAAGATGCTGAGTTTATTGCATACGGAATGGACTTTGGTTTCACAAATGACCCATCTACATTAATTGCAGTTTACAGGTACAATGGCGAACTTTATTTAAACGAATTAATATACCAAACTAAATTAACTAATAGTGATTTAATAGCTAGGTTAAAAGAACTTGGGATAAAGTCACATGAAATGATTGTTGCAGATAGTGCCGAGCCTAAAAGTATAGAGGATTTAAGACGTGCTGGTTTTAGAATAGAGGGTGCTAAAAAAGGACCAGATTCAATCCGTAATTCAATAGATACTTTACAACAACAAAAGATATTTATAACAGCAAGGTCAACAAATGCAATTAAGGAGGCTTATAATTATAGATGGGCTACTGATAGCACAGGCAAAAATATAAATGTTCCTGAAGATAGGCATAATCACTTTTGGGATTCCGTTCGTTATGTAGCTTTAAACCGACTTAAAAAGTCAACTTTCTTTATTCAATAAAACGTAAAATACAAATAAATTACTATATTATTATGATGCAAATACCTAAACGATACGAAGATTTAACAGTTGAGCAGTTTCAACAATTGGAGTTACTTAAAGCTGAAAAACTAGATAAATTGGATATGGCTTGCAAAAGACTATCTATATTAACAGGTAAGTCAATTGATTATATTGAAAGCCTATCACCTACTAAGGTTTACAATATGCTTTTGGATGCAGCTTTTTTAATCAATCCTATCAATCAATTTCCGATTGCTAAATCAGTTCGTTTTGGTTTACACAAATTTAGGTACATTAAAGAAATATACGAATATACAACGGCTCAGCAAAAGGACTTTACTACCATTCTTAAAAACAATGGTAACGATTATATTAAATGTTTGCCCGAATTAATGGCAATATGCCATCACGAATTAACTTTAAAAGGTTGGGTATATAATAGTGACAACCATTTTAGGAACGTAGAGTATTTTAAGAAATCAAAATTAAAGAATTCACTCGGGGCTGTTTTTTTTTATTCCAACTGTTTGAAAAGTTACAGCGAGACTATCGAGGTTTGTTTGCATCAAGCGGACAAAGTGATACAAGAAGCGATGACGGAAATCCAGGGCGATTCCGAATTTCAGACTTTTTTGAACAATGGGGTTGGGAGTACAGCGTTAGTCTCTGCATAGAGGATAGCGGTTTAAATGAAGACAATATTTATGAATGGAACGTATTAAGATTTTACAATAAGTTAGCCTACTTAAAAGATAAAGGCAAATTTGAGATAGCATTAAATGGCAATAGATAAAGAGTTAATAGCAGTACTAGGTGAGTTTGGAAAAACTATTACTATTGACTTAAAAAAGAGTTTAAGGGAAAAAAGTTACGAGCATGCTTTAAGGGCAATAAGTAAAAGTAAAAAGAAAGGTGGCAGTGCTAAAAAAGTACAAAGTCGATTAGAAGCGAGTATATTAGCCAACCCAGTTAAATATGTTGACGGTGGTTTGTTATTTACTTTACAAATGAATGATTATTGGGATGCTGTTAATAGTGGTAGAAGTCCAACAAGTGGCGGCGGTGACGGTTCGGTTAAAAAGAATTTAGTACGTTGGATAAAAACAAGGGGGTTAAAAGTTGAAATATCAAAACGTAAAGCAAGCAAAACAAGTGATTTAAAAAATAAAAAAATAAAGAAAACGTATAAGCAACAAAGTTACGACCAAGCAGTTGAGCAAATGGCTTACGCTATTGCACAAAAGATACATAAAGAAGGTTATGAAGGTAATCAATTTTTTGATGTAATTATGAAGGATGGTCGTATTGAAAAATTAAAAGAGGACATTGGCAAATTAATAAATACCGAAGTAATAATTGATATTCAACAAGCAACTAAGTAATGGCAATAACAGCATATAAGAAACCACAAATATTAACCCCCGCTTATAACTCGCAAGTATTTACAGCCCTATCTAATCAAATAGCAATAGCGGATTTTAAATACGTTGTTACGGTTACGATTAACGGTGTGCCAAACGTAAAGGAATATTTACAGCGACCAGATGGTTGGTTGGTAGTTGATGTAAAAGAGTGGGTACAAAATTTTATTGAACATTACTTTAATCCTACATTAAGTTTAGCAAGTCCGATTGAGGTGGCAACAAATAAATCAGTTACCGTTTTGGTTAATATTAAAGAGTTTTATAGCGGTGTTATGCACACTGGTGTTAATTATACCTATACGGCATTTGATGCAAGTTTAACCGAAGCTGCTTTTAGAAACTATAATTATCAAAACTACTTTTTTAATACGGTTGCAGGTAATTTATTTTTATCAAAAACTATTGATACAATAACTCCAGATAATAGACTTGTTTTAAATCAAAACATGTACTTGCATTTTATTAATACTAACGTAGCTAATATAGTTATTGATTTAAGGCGTGGAGCTTCAACTATTGACACGGTTACAATAGCATCAATACCAACAAGTGCAATAACAAATCCAGTTTATGCAATGCGTTTAAATACTAGTATGTTTACAACTGCAACTGCTCAGGTTGGTGATATTATAAGAGTGCAATTTAATAGCAGCGTTGGTTTTATAATTAGATATACAGTAACTTTAAAAGAAATTTGCACAAATTACACTGATAATATTTTATACTATTTAGATCGTGACGGTAACGTTTTATTTTTCCATTTTGAGAAAGTATCTAAAAACAGTTACACTAAAAAGACAAATAAAGTTACTTTAAGTGCAGACCGTTTAAATACAACTACAGGGGAGTACGGTGCTAATAGTTGGGATAGAGAAGACCATATTGTAAGTACTGCTATTGAATCGACTATCTTATTAAATACCGATTGGATAACCGAAACGCAAAGCAGGCAATTAAATGATTTATGGAGCAGCCCCCAAGTGTGGTTACATAACGGAACTGAGTTGTTGCCAGTTACAATAACGAATAACGGTTATGAGGAATATAAATTAGAAAACGAATCACTATTTCAATACAATGTTATTGTAAATACAGGGGTAGTAGAAACTAGACAAAGAGGTTTATAATATGGTAAGGACAGAATTATACATAGACGGTGCAAACGGAACGGATGGCTATTTAAGTTTTCCATTTGGTGTTAATATACCCGTTAGTTTAAATTTCAATTTAGCGGATGTAAGAAACCCCGAACAGCGTAAAGCTTCATTTAGTAAAACAATTAATTTAACAGGCACGAATGAGGTAAATAAATTATTTGAAAATCTATTCGAGGTTAACGTTGTTACTCAATATTTCAATAAGAATTTAAAAACCCCCGTTAAATATTTAGTTGACGGCTTAGAAAACTTTGCTGGGGATTTACAGTTAATTAAAGTAAATATTAAGCCCGACAATTCAATAGTTTATGAATGTTCAATTATTGGAGCGGGCGGCTCTTTGTTTGTCGATATTGGTGAGAAGTATATTGCTGGTAATGCTAACAGTTCAGAGGACTTAGATTTTAGCGCATACGACCATAATTATACAAGGGCTAATCAAATAGCGTCACGTACAACTTATTTAGGCACAGGCACAGGTTATGTATATCCGTTTATTGATAGGGGAACGAATGGCGGTAGTCCAACAATTTGGAACGTAAAGGATTTTTTACCAATATTTTCAGTTTACGAATATATAAAGAAAATTATTGAAGGTACAGGGCGTACATTTACAAGTACTTTTTTAAACAGTAGTTTTTTTAAGCATTTATATTGTTATTCAAATGTTACAAAATTAGAATTAAACCAAACGCAATTAGATAACATGCAATGGTATGTTGGTTTAACTGCGGATATAACTGTTCCTAGTAGTAGAGCACAAGCTATATTTACAGATGAAACTACATTCCCATTTTTTGATAATGGTAGTCAATATTCATTAGGAGATGTAACAATAGCAAGCCCTGGTTATTATAATATAACATCTAAAATAGTTTGGAAGTTTAAAATAGAGCATTCAAACCCAGATGTTGCATTTATTTATTTGCCATCAGCATATAAATCTATTGATATAAAAAAATCATCAAATGGAGGTGTTAGTTTTTTTAATTTAAACACTATTAGTGTATTTAATTTTTCATCAATTCCGATTGTATCTCCAAGTCCTTCATTCCCTAGTGGTTTAAGTTTTTACAAAATCAATGTTAATACATTTTATACTGAAGATTTATCAATTACAAGTGGAGAACAATATTTAAGTGCTGGTGATAGAATTAGAATTACTCAAATTATCGGCTCATTAGGTGGAGTTTTTCCACAAACTTATTATAATTCAATAGTTTGCACAGATGCAAGTAATAATATTATAAATTCAACTTCAAGTGATTTAACGCAAACTAATCAATTAGTAAGTGGTATAAATAATTCTACATTTTACGGACTTGTAACACGTAAAGAAACAGTTGAAGGCGGTATTGCCTCTATTAATACCTCACTACCAACTAAGATAAAACAAAAAGAATTTTTAACGTCAATATTAAGAGCCTTTAATTTATTCGTTGAGGTAAATCCAAACAACCCAAATGATTTATTGATTGAACCATTTGATGAATTTTATAATACGACTAATATTATCGACTATGAGAATAGAACGGACTTAGATAAAGAGCAAACGATTAACCCAAATTTATTAGAAGGCAAACGTTACATATACACTTACAAAGCAGATAAAGACTATTACAACGACTTATATTTAAAAACGCATAATGAAGTTTTTGGAACGGAAGAAATTAATGTTGACAACGACTTTATTAAGTCAGATAAAAAAACCGAGTTAATATTCTCAGCAACTCCATTGGCTGCAAACTATGAATTGGGAATAGCAATACCACAAATTTATCAAAAGGATGAACAAGGTGGTGTTGTTGTTAAAAAGCCAATAGCTGCAAACATACGTTTACTTTATTGTGCCGTTAAAACAAGTCCAAACTCTTATACATACAAACAGCAAGGCGAAGCGGATATAAGCACAAATGAATATTTGCACGCTGGTATGGAGGACGACGCTTTAAATCCAACGTTGTCTTTAATGTTTGGACCTGCAAAGGACTTTTATTATAATTATGTTAATGCTTACTTTACAACTAATACTTTATATAATAAATATCATAAACAATATTTAGTTAACTTAATTGATAGAGATGCTAAATTTGTAACAAAATATTTATGGCTAACTCCAAAAGATATAAACGAATTTTCGTTTCGTAATCGTTTGTTTATTGATGGTAGTTATTACATAGTTAATAAGATTGAAAATTATACTCCGTTAGAACAAACTTCAACAAAGGTTGAGTTAATTAAGTTATTAGATACCGAAGCGTTCGTTCCCGAATCAATTTTAATAAGTGACAGTTCTGTCGATGCAGGTAGCGAAGTTTATACAGCCCGTTTAAACAGTTCATTAAACGTTGGTACTAATATTCAAAATAGAGGTACTAACTGTTTAGCAATAGGCGAAAATATTGTTATACCTGAAAGCTGTACTAACTTAATTGTATTTGGTAGTAACATTACGGCTGATGAAAATAGTACTGGTTTGTTATTGAATTATAAAAGTTATGTTGCTTTAATTAGTCAAATTGCACCAACTGCGGCAACAAGCGGACTTTTAATAATTGGCGAAACTTATACCATTACAACCTTTGTGGCTGGCGATAATTTCACGAATGTAGCAAATATAGTTAGCGGAACAATTAACACAACAGGGTGCGTTTTTATAGCTACAGGAACAACCCCAACAACTTGGACGAATGCAAGCACATTAACAAATGCTGGCAATCCAACTGCTATTGTTTTAGAGAATACAATAGGTAATATTGTTTGGACTAGAAATGGATTAGGCGAATATTTTGGAACTTTAACAGGTGCTTTCCCTAGTGGTAAAGTTATTTGCTTAAGTAACCAAATTGATATGCCTACTATGACATTATTACTAAGAAAAAATAACGATATTATTTCTATCAATACAGGAACGCCTGGCACTACTACAATAGCAGATAATATATTAGATAATACTTCAATAGAAATAAGAGTATATAACTAACATGATAGATAAAATAGAACACTTAGAATCACTCATGAATACCGAGCCTAGTCAATTAATTATTGATGGCATAGCTTGTATTCATTTAACTTTAAATATAGCCGCTAGCGGTAACAACGACTTAATTAAGGCAATAGAAAATGGCAGATAAAACAACAATAGCAATAGAAGTAGAAGTTGAAGGTGTCGAGCAATCAATTGAATCGGTAAAGGATTTAAAGAATGCTTTAAAAGCTGCAAAAGATGAACAGGTTAAAATGGCAAATGCTTTTGGAGATAGTTCAAAAGAATATTTAGATGCTACTAAAAAAGTTTCGGCTTTAAAAGATAAAGTTGATGATTTAAATGATAGCACAAAATCTTTAAAGGGAACAGGAGTTGAACAATTAACTCAGGGCTTCAGTCAAATGAAGGAGGGAATTATGAACCTTGATTTTGACAAAGTAAAAACAGGAATAGCTGCAATGAAATCTGGAATCGGTGCTTTTGCAAGTTCTGCAAAAACTGCTTTATCTGGTTTTAAAGGTGCTTTACTTGCAACTGGTATCGGTGCAATAGTTGTTGCATTAGGTTTAATCGTGGCTTATTGGGATGACATTAAAGGGGTTGTAAGTGGTGTAAGTGCTGAACAAAAAAAGTTAAATGAATTAGCAGCTGAAAATTTAAAAGCAGAGCAAGACAAATTAACTGCAATAGGTGGCCAGGAAAACATATTAAAACTTCAAGGCAAAACTGAAAAAGAAATTTTACAGTTAAAAATGAAACAAACGGATGAGGCAATAACAGCATCGGACATTGCAATCCAACAAGCCGAAACCACAAAGAAAGCACAAGTAGAAGCGTCAAAAAGAAATTATGATATA